ACTTGGACAACGGCTTTAGTTGCAAATGATGTCATTGTATTTAATGTTGACTCTGCTACAACAATAACAAAAGCCACAATAGTAATCGTAACAACTGCGCCATAATATGTATACAATAATTGACACAAAAGAGGAGTTTACTGACCAATACTTTCCAAAGTATGATGAGTTAGGAAATGAAATACCTGACGAGGGTATTACGATAATAAATAAAATAGTTACTACAACTGTTGAATTTTACATTAACGATGATATTGTCATTGTAGATATTCCTCACTTCAATCCTCAATCTAATGAAGATATTACTATTGGAATTAGTAACAGAGAAGTAAGTGAAAGAAAAAAATTAGAAGTTAAATAATGGCAATAAAAACTGTATCTAATACGGGAGGTAACTGGAATGCTGTAGGTACTTGGGTAGGCGGTGTTATACCTATTGCTGGAGATAGTATTGCCTTTACTGCTACATCAGGAAATCTTAATGTAAATGTTGCGTCTCCAGCATTAGTAGGAGTAAATTTTACAAATTATGTAGGTACAATTACTTTTAATGGAAATATTACAACAAATGGCTTTTTTAATCTTGGTACAGGTGGATATACGCAATTGGGAACAAGTGGTATTGTTTTAAATGGTACTGCAACTATAACATCGGGAGGTGTTACTTGGTCAAGAACATTAATATTTGGAGGTGCAAGTCCAACCTATACATTCGTTGGTAATTGGACGTCAACTGGTTTAATAACATTTCAAGGAAGTGGAACCACTACTCTTACAAATAATACACTTAATATAAATAGTGGATTATCACAAACATCAAGTGGTATATATTTAGGAACAACTGCAATTGTATTTGGTGGAACAGGAACATGGAGTAATAGTGGAGGAGGAGCAATAAGAAATAACACTACAATTAATACTGCGGGTACACTTACAATAAGTGGGGGTAGTATTAATTATAATACTGGTATTTTTACTTATACTGCTGGAACAGTTATAACAACTGGCTCTACTTTAAATATTGCAGCATCAACAACATTTAATACAACTGGGATGTCATGGAATAATATAACAATAACAGCGGGAACACAAACATTAAATAGTTTATTTAGTGTAAATGGAACAATGACATTATCAATTTCAACTATTTTTGCGGGAACTGCTGGTTTTTCAGTAGATACTTTAATTGCATCTGGTACTGGGTTAACTCATCAATTAGTATCAACAGTAACATATACAATAAATACATCGTTTACTTGTACTACTGCAACAAGTGCTTCAAGAGTAACATTCAGATCAACAACTCCAGGGGTTCAAGCTATACTAACGGTTCAGCCAGGAGCAATCATTGATTTAGGTTTTGTTAATGCAACTGATATTAACTCATCACTTGGTAGAACGGTATACTCTTATAGAGGTGCATTCTCTAACACACTTAATTGGTCATTGTTACCGACAGACGTAACTGCAAGTGAAAGTTCATTTACCTTCATTTCATAAAAATAAATTGAGAGATAAATTGAAATAATTTTATATTTTTGTCAAAATACAAGGATATGGAACCTTTTATACAAAAATTAATTGAACAGTGTGCTCTTGTTGCATTGATGGGATTAATAATTTACATTCAATATCGAAAAAATGAAAAACTTGACAAAGATATTTTACGTTTACAAGATTATATTATAAATCGTGAAAAAGAATTTGCCGAAGAAAGAATGATAGAGCAAAAAGAAACGATTGAAACACTTAATGAAGTTGCTACAGCATTAACTCAACATAATAAATTGACTGAATATGAGCATCATCGTAAAAAAACATAAACCAATTCGCTCGGTTAAACAAAATTTACTTAAAATATTAAGAGATGAAAGTAAAAAACTTATTCATTTAATGGAAAAAGTTAATTACGAACAAAGAGTTTAATTTTTTAATTAAAAAAAATAGTATTTTTGAATTTATTAAAGAAAAAGAAAATGGGATTATTAAACAAAAAAGAAAATGACCCTAAAAAGTCATTCAAAGAAACTAAAATTGGAATTTTCCTTAAAGAAAAAGCTCCTAATTTATTAGATAAAATAGGAGATTTCCTTCCTGATAATGGTGGATTAGGAATCATTAAAAATATTATCTCTAAAGATGATACTCTTTCTCCAAAAGATAAAGCTGAAGCTTTAGATCTTTTAAATCATGAGTTAGAAATGTATAAAATTGATGCATCCGATAGGTCAAATGCTCGTGACCGTGAACGTGAATATATAAAGGCAAATAAAATAGATTGGATGATGATAGCTACTGGCATTACAGCATTACTTGCTTTTATTTTTATTGTAATTACTGCTGTTTATAAACCTGAAGTTTTTGAAAAAAATCCTGTTCTTCATCAAATTGTAGGTATGGTTGAAGGTGTTGCTCTTACTATGTTTGGATATTATTATGGTTCTTCGAAAGGTTCGAGAGATAAAACAAAACTTTTAAACGATAAATAATGGAATCAGGATATGAAGAAATCATTGTTCCAGTATTGCCAAAGCCTGATGATAATAATTTCACTATTGATTATTTTTTAAATAAATCAAGTGTTGCTTATTATCGTGGATATTCAGAATCTAAAGATGATAAAAAAGCCATAATGATTACAGCTCTTTATTTAAAGGGTTCTGAAAAAATGATTAGAGTAAAAATGTCACCAACTGAATTTCAATATAAACTAAAAGAAAATCAAATTAATCTTTCCGGATTAGATTTAGATCAAATTGATTTAATAAAAAGATTAATTGATTCATATAGTAAAGAAAATAAAGACCGATACGAAAAAACAAAGGGCACCAATTAAGGTACCCTTTTTTATTTTTGATTTCTCAACTGATTCTTCTTGATAATCCCGAAGTTTATCCATTAATTATAATGTTCCAAATGTTAATTTACGTAATGCAAGTTCAGGATCATCATGAAGATTTTTTATTTTCATAAGTTCCTTTTCTGCTTCTTGATATCCAAGTGCAAGTGTTTGTTCAGAGATTTCAAATAATCCTACTGAGTAAGGATATGTTTTTTCAATAGCGATTATCCATGCAGATTTAATACCAAGAAGGTTTGCATAAAATCCCATTTGACGAGCATATCCATTTTTACGGAATTCCCATTCAAAATTTTCTTTGATAGCCGGGAAACGTGTTGTTTTAATATCAGCAAAGAACTCATGACCGATATGTTTCATATCAATTTTACCTTTTGTTTTTACTCCATTCCATTCAGAAGTAAATATTTTCTCATATAAGCAATCACGAATCATATCTACACATTCAGGAATACTATGCACTTTTTCAGCCATTGCAAGGGCAATAGTTAATGATTCCTGTGTAAGTAATTGTCGTGATCCAAGTTTTACTAATTCTTCAGCTTTCCATTCTTTATATGCTTTTGTTCCTCTTGGCATTGCTCCACCAATCTTATTACATATATCAGTATCATCCATTACATAAAATTGTTTCTCGAATCTTTCAGGTTCAAGAATTAAACAATGTAAGGCTGAACCAAAATCAAGTGCTGGAGATTTTCTTTGTGGAAGTAATCCTTTTTTAAAAGCAATGTATCTTTCAATTCCACCTTCTTTAACAATTTTAAGATGAGAATTGGTGATGTAATCTTTATCTGAAAAATACCAATCATCAGTTTGATTAATCATTTTTACAAAAGATTTCTTTTCATTTTTTTTTAATTCTTCAATGAATTTTAATCCTGTTTCTGAAATTTCTTTTTCAGTATTAAATTCAGGAACCTCATCGTTATCATCAAATTCTCCTAGTGCAGATATACTCATTTTCTTTTTCTTTTTGGGTTAAACATTAATGGTTTGTGATGTTCTTCTGTAGCTTTTTTTTCAATATATGCTTTAGATTCATAAATAAATTCAATATCTGTATTTTGTAAAGCACGAATAAATCTAGTTATACTAAAAGCATGATTTTCTTTTTTTGTTTCTTCGAGTATTCCGACTTTTAAAGTTTTTGGTAAAAATCCTAATCGTTCAATAACTGCTTTTTTTATTTCTTCATTTATTAATTGTGGATTTAAAATTTCTTTTTTTATTGTTTCTTTTTTTGGAGAACTATTATGGAACATTGATAGTACCATAAACTTTTTAATTCTCCATGATTCACAATTAAAAGAAAGTTTTCCTTTCTGTTCAAAATCATCACCTAAATATTGTACATTTTTGAAATCATAATGTTCTTTATTAATACCACGTTTTTCAAAATCTTTACAAATTACTTTAGTAATGGTTGTATTAAGTTGCTCCATTGTTGATACGTTTTGTAATTATTTGGATTATGTTTTCCTTTTTTTTCTTTACCTGATGGTGTTAAATAATATTCTGGTGGTGCAAATGTTACTTTAAATAAATCTTCGCATTTAATAATATTTACATAAATTTTATATCTACTATAAAGCCATTTAATTCTATCAACGACAAGCCTTGTCATATTTTTAAAATCAAATGATGGTTTTACTTCAAAAAAACAATATCCATTTTCTGTACAGGCAATTATTGGAAGCTTTTCATTTAAAGCAAAACTATCTTCAGTAGCGTATAAAACATTATGAAGTTTAGAATTAAGTTCAAAATAAAAATCAGGAGTATAAGATGTTTCTCTTAATAATGTTTTGGTTATTGTTTTGTCTTTTCCTCTGCGTGTTTTTATAATAGATGATAGTTTCTGTCCTTCAAACAAAATAAATGGCTCTGGCTCGTAGATTACTTTCCACAACCAACCATGGCGCTCCATAATCACAAGCCAGTGCCAAATATAATATTCATCATCTGATTGAAATTTATCTCTTGTCATTAAAATACTTTTTACGCTCATCTTGAAATTTTAATTCCGCAAAGCGATAACTTTCATCTTTATTATTACGATGAAAACTTGAACAATCAAGTTCAAACTTTTTAGCTTCAACAATTTCTTCAATATGCTTGTCGATTCTTTTTTTTGCTTGGCTAAAAGCCAAATCAATATCTTCATCCTTTAAAGATTTCATGGTCTTTTAATTTTTCTGGTGGATCTGGAATTTCACAGCCTTTAAGGGCCCAATATCTAATATAAGTTTCTCTAAACATTCCGAATTCAACTGTACTCATTTTTGAAATGCCAGCATCCTCAAATATGATAATGGTTTTTCCATTAAATGTTTTAGTAGTAAACTTTGTTCTCATTACATGCTGAATATGGTAAAGATGAACAGTTTCTTTTGTTTGATTTTCACCTTGAGTTTCTTTCAGCCAAGTAATAATATGAGGGATATCCCAACCGAAATACAATGCAATTTGTTTTGAAGATACTTTGTTCTTTACACTTTTTAGTACAGCATGAACAACTTCTTTTTTGTCTAACCATGGAAGTACGTAAGAAGGGTAAATGATTTTACCCTCCTTTACTTCTGCATAAAATTCAAGGTCAATATTACTCATGCATTGTCATATCTTCAAAAATAGCTTCACTTTCAATTCTTGTTTGACGTTCTTGTTTTTCTTTTTCACGCCATTCACGAAGATTTCCTTCACTATCATAATATCCAATAAGATTTCCTTTAGCAAGTTTATAAAGCATCATTCTTTCATAAGAAAATCCATCACGAATAGAAATCAAAACACTTGATTGTTGTTCTTTAAGTTTTTTAATTTTGTCTTTATAATCTTTACTTACAAGAGCAAGTTCATCTTCAAGAGATTTTATTTCAGTAGTTATTTCTACAGCTTCATTTTTAAGTTCTATAATTTCATCTTGATCATGATTTACACGAACTGAGGCTTCATTTTTATCTAAAGCATTTTCTACGATAGCCATTGCTTTTTGCTCTGGAGTAAGACCTGCATTGATGTAGAGTCTTTCCGGCATTGTTTCTTTTACTTTTTCCATTGTTTAGATTTTAGTTGCGAGAAGTGGAATCGAACCACTGCCTTAGAATTCTGGCGCACCATATCTTCTATTCTACCATTAAACTATCTCGCATGGTGGTATCGCTATTTTTAAAGTAGGTGCTCTACCACGAACTACTATTCAACTTTTTTATTCTCCTAGTCCATCTCCACCGAGGTCTTCAAGGCTTTGTTGAAATACTGTTTCTTGATCAACCATTGGAATTTCTTTTGAAATAACATGTGTTTGTGCTACTGATGTAGTTGTTCCTCCACCAAATGTACGTGTCCATTCAGAAAGTTCATGATTGAATCTTGTCAATTCTTTATCATCAATTTTACGATGCATATAAGAAACATTTCCTTCCATTTTTTCACCAATCTTTTTAGAAAAATTGTATTCAAGGATTTCACCAACATACGGTTTCTTGTTGTTTTGTTTGTCATACATTACTTTTTCTGCTTTACGGAAAAAGATTTGTACTTTTTTTCCTTTTAGTGATTCAAGAATTTGAGGTCCGGATAATTTACCATCCATATTAATACCACAATTTTCAAAAAATTCTTTCATTCTTGAAAGTTTAAATTTCATTGCTGCATCACTATCAGTTTTTGTTGTTCTGTAGAATGTTAAATTGTGTGATTCACCTCTTTCATTTATAATAAGAAAATTAAAGAATGGCTTTCCAATATATCCTTCTTTTGATTCGGATGTTTGTACTTCTTTAATAGTTACAATACATGGTCCAGGTTCAGTAATATACTTGTTTACTGTTGCAGATTGTATCTGCTTGAATTCGTCATTAAAATTGCTCATAATTTTTATTGGGCTTTTAGTTAAACATTTGTTGGTTCAGGAGTTGTTACATCAATTAATGTAGCATCGTAGTATGCGTCTGCAGAATTAATAACTTCATTTAAGTCATTTGGAATAAGTAATTCAAGCATATCCATTGGTGATTTTGCTGGATAGCCTTGTCTTTTGTTTGTAAGGAAATTGTAATCAACAGAATCAGCAGTGTCAGTTACCTTAGTGTAAAGAATAATAACAAATTCTTTTTCAACAAGCTTTTTCCACTTGTTTCCTTGAACTGCAATAGCACGTTCTTCAACTCCATTTGCTCCATCAATAGTCATATCTACTCCTGTAAATACAACATATTTATCTGAAGTTTTACTTCTGTTTAGAATTTTATCAATTTCTTCATTGTATTTTCCCCAAAGGTCAAATCCTGAGTAAATTTTACCCATTACACGAAAAATAATTTCAGTTAATCCTGTAAAGGAATCAATAATGATTGTTTTATATTGAGGATGTTTTAATACTGTTTCAAAGTCACTCCAAAATCTTTCAAGAATTTTTATATCATTAGTATCATAAAAAATAGTAGGAATACGATTTCCAATTACTGTTTCCATTTCAGTAGGATTATCTTTTTTTGGTCTTGTTCTTTTTACCTTATTTGGAAAAGGTAATTCTTTGTTTTCTGTGTTTAAAATAATTGTTGATTTAGGATCCATGTTTCTTAAACAAGTGGATTTTCCTGAACCTGATGGTCCGACAATAAAAATGTTTGGTTTTTTGCTCATTTATACTTTTTTTAATTTTTACAATAGAATATTCCTCCGCCAAATGCTAAATGTGGATTATCACGATATAGCGATTTGCTAATAGGAACTGTTTTTTGATCTACACAATCAATCATGTGAAATGAACGTGCAAATGTTATAAATGTGTCTTTTTGTGCAATAACATTATAATGGTTTTTAACTGCAATGAGATAATTATTTTTCTCAAATGGATAAAACTTATAAATTTTAGTTACACAAGGGGAATGACTTTCTTCTCTCATCTCTTTGCGAATATACAAAATAATTTTATTTATTACGGTGTTTTTTAAATTTTATTCTTAATTGTTTTTTACTAAATGATTTTCTAGATAATAAAAAAGCTTTACCTCTATTCATTACTCGTTTTTTTGCTCCAGGAGTAAGCGTTAAAGAAAATAATCCTTTTACATGAACTTCATCAGCATTAAGTAATATTTTTTGAATAGCTGTATCAAATGCTCTAATAGCAGTTTTTATTTTATTTTCAGATATTTTGTCAAATTTAGAAATTGTCAATATGTCCTTGGGTTGGGTCGGAATAATATGTTTCGCTTTGTTTTGCGGATAATATTTCCGTTTCTGTTTTAGTTGTTTCATCGTAAATAGATTGTGCTAATTGATATTTACTTTCTGTTTGTTTATCTGGACTTTCTATTTGACGTACTTTATAAGCTTCATCCGATGTTGGAAACTTCGTTAAAGAGGCTATAAAGTGTGTTTTTACAGTGCCTACACCAGTGGCTCTACCTTTACCAATGATTAATTCAATATCTTCCATGTATGGTAATTGTCTATCGATATTATAATATTCTTCACGATAAAGAAAAATTACCATATCTGCATCTTGTTCAATTGCACCTGATTCACGAAGGTCTGAAAGTGTAGGTCTTTTATTTGGTCGTTGATTAACTGATCTATTAATTTGTGAAAGAGCAATAATTACTACACCAAGTTCTTTTGCTATAAGTTTTAATGAACGTGATATGTAAGCAATTTCTTGTTCACGAAGCGCACCTTTACCAAGACTGACTGAACATAATTGTAGATAATCAACAAAGAACATTTTAATACCTTTTTGGTAATGTAACTTACGAATCTTATTAATAATTTTATTTATTTCAAGTGCATTATCATCTATATACCATGTTTTACTTGAAATTTTACTTACAAAATTATTCATTCGTTCAAAATCTTTATCGCTTGTTGTTTTTCTACGAATAGAGCTGAGGTAAACATCCGATTCAGAAGCAATTAATCTTAAAAGCAATTCTTTTTGACTCATTTCTAATGAAAAGAATGCAGTAGGTTTATTAAATTTAATTTGATTAGCAAAAAGATGAAGTGCAAAAGCTGTTTTACCCATTGATGGTGCTGCAGCAAGAATAATAAGATTACCTGGTTCAAAACCATAAATGAATTTATCAAGCTCATAGTTATATGAAAACATTACATCTTTATCATCTTGGGAAGCTATACTTTCCATTACATCTATCAATGATTGAGTAACATTAAATTCAATATCATTTGTTAAAGAATTTATGTTTGACAATTTGATATTAACTTGTTTTATTACCTCATCAGGTGAAGCATCAGTAAATAGAACTTCTTTATTAATGTATTCAGATAGTTCATATAATTGTCTTCTACGAGTATAAATACCAAGTATTTTTACATGTTCCAGTAAGTGTACGTCTGAATTGACACGGTCACAAATATCATGAAGTATATCATCGCAAGGTTGTGTTTTTCCATTGTAATTAAAAGCAACAGATTTTGTTTTATCGGCAATGATTATTAAATCAACTTTACCTTCTTTGGCAGTAGATACGATTTTCTCGTATATGTATTTTGTGTGTGCAAAGCTGAAAAGAAAAAGATTAAGTTCATTACCGTGAATGTATATATTGTTTGGAAAATTTACAAGTGTTGCAATAACAACTTCTTCAATTTCTAAACTAGCATTTCCGGAATAAATCCAATCTTTATGACTTAATGATTTTGTATCAAACATATTTTATATTATTAAAACAAAGGGCAAGAAAGCCCTTTATTTTGTTTATCGTATAAGTATTTCGGTAGTGATATTGGTTTCAAAGTTTAAAAACATTCCCTGATAAGTTATTTGACAATGCTTTCTCAATATTGTCCATAAAAAATTGGAAGCGTAAGTTACCAATAAATCATTAACGAACAAGTCTTGTTTTAATAAAGATTCTTCCATTGAACAGCTGGGTTGATTATCATTCGGATCATCAGCTTTATAACCATACATTTTGAATAAAGATTTTAAGTTGACTTTACTTTTATAAAATGTTGAAAGATTAAATTGTCCTCGGTCTTTACCGTTACCCATATCAAGCCAGTAAAAGCGTTGTTCTTGATAATTAGAATTTACTTCAAATTTAATATCATCAATTAATTTTCTTGTCGCATTGTTATCTACACAAGTGATAATAATATTTGATTCAATAGTTTCTCCATTTATAACTTTTTTAGTTAATGCATTCCAATTTGTTCCAAAAAATCGATTTATTCTTTCAATACATATAATGGCTTTTGGTTTGCCAATATCTGCATTTGAAAATAATTGTCTTCCTACATTATGTTTTTCAACAATATCATTATCTATAAGTGTAACAAATAATCCAGGATGATTAAGCATTTTTAATGCTGAATTTATCTGAGCAAGTTTACTAATCATTCTGCTACCATTACCGCCGGCACCTATTACTGTAATAGTAATAGGATGCATTGGCGATGCTAAGTATGGATGAACAATATGCGACTTAATCAATGATGTCTTCAACTCTTTTATTTTTGAAAATTTTAAGCTCTTCTTTTTTCCAGTCTTTGTCATAATGTTCATTTATTTCATTATCTGTATAATTTTTATGATGCCATTGATTAAATTGACTTTTATAAAACCAATTTTCAGTTTTAGTAATTACGTCATTTACAGTTGCATTTTTTGAAATATCATGCTGTCCTAAGCAAACTCTACCATCTTCATATACATTTCTGAAAGGAGCATGATAAAGTTTACTAATAGGTCTAATATTTGTTCTGTCCAAAGCGTAAACATAAAGTTCTCCATCATTAATTTTAAATAACATTGCTGGACAATGAAACATTAATTTTTTTCCATTAATATTTATTAATTCCATTTTTTTGGGAATAATAAAACAAACTTGTTTATTCATTGGTTCCCATTTGCAACTAATAATTCTTCGTGTAATAAATCCATCACATAAAATATCATTGTTTTTAACAATAGTATTTTTTAGTAATGAACGAAGTATTTCTTCTTGCAATGGTTTATAACCACATGGTTTTCCATTTTTGTATTCTTGTGACTCAATATAATGCAATTCTTCACTTTCAAACAAGTATGTGTAAAAGTGTATGCTCAGTACTGCATTTAGTTTTTTTGATTGTTCCGGGTTCTGATTCATAAATTTTACATCCTTTTTTAAACCAATTTGAAATATTTAATAATGTTTTTGGAAATTTTTCTTGAATATCTTTTAATTTATGATAAGGCACACAAATTTTAAAATCTGAATATCCATAATTATTTACATTTTCTGCAAATGATTGATCAGCAAATTCAAAATAGGCATCATTAACATTAAAAATAAAAGAAAAGAAATTTATTCCTGAAATACTTCTTTCATCGTCAAATCTATTTTCATTATTAAGAAATTTTGAAAATTGGTCACCATATATAATAAATTTTATATTTTCTTTTATTAATTCATCTTGAACAATAATAACTCCTTCATGTAACCAATCAAGTAATTCGCAAGTTTTTGTATCTCTTGTTCTTTTAAAATGATTAATTTTTTTAAAACTTTCTTCAATAGTTATTTGTTCTGAATTATTAATATCTTTTTTAAATTTATTAGCATTACCTTTTTTGTATGTATTATAAACTTTTTCATAAAATGGTTTATCTTCTTTATCCATATCCATCATTGATTCAACCATATAATCAAGATTACCTTCAGCTTCATCACCATCCCAATGTAAATAATTAAATTCTTGAATCCATGTATGAAATACACGAGTAATATAATTATATAAAGGATTATCAATTTTTTTAAGGTCGTAATAACCACCAATAGAAAAACCATGCCCTTCACCATCAAAAGGAGATGAAACTATAACATCAAAACAACCATTTTTAAATATCCAATTCCTTACTGGAATATATTTATCAAGTGTAGTAAGCATCCATTCAATAAAAGCTTCAGATGATGAATTTTCATACCATATTTTTTCATTATTATTTTCAATAATTTTTTTAATTTGTGGATAATAATAAAATATAAAATCATCATGAGTTAAGCCATTAAAAAAAACACCCTGTCTGGTCAGCGCAGACAGAGTGTTAATGGAATTGTTTGGTTCTAAAATACTGGATCTATCATCTCGCTCATCATCATAACAGAAGGGTTTGATTTCTTGTCTGACTGAAACTTTATCTTTCTCATTATTTCGTTTGTGAACGACTGATGAAAGTGATGAAGATCTGGAATTGACTTTTTCTTTTTCTTTTTCTTTTCGCATATTCTTTGGTAAAATTCATCAGCATTCATAATGATTATCCTTTCGTTTCTAGTTTAGCACTAAAGGTATAAATGAAAGTATCTCCTTTACATTCAGGCATAGGTACTGAACACGATGTTAGTTCAGGATATTGTGCTGAATAAAATTTGATTACTTCTTTCACACTCATTTTTGGGTCTGGATCAGGAAGAGTTTTCTTATCCAATTTAAATTCTCGTTTTGTTTCTACAATAAGTGCCATTAAGATAAAGATTTAAGGTTTTCTAATTCTTGTTTTTTCATTTTACCTACAAAGTGAGATGGATTCTTTGATAAAAGAAGATTACATACTTCAATACCATAATCGTAATTTTTCTCATTTTTAGCTGTTGTAATGATAGATAATAAATCAATAGCAGTTTTACCTTGAAGAGAACTTAAATCATTTCCTACAACTGGAGCTGGCTCTATTGTTTTTACAATACCCATTCCAGCAAAGTTTTCTTCATTTTCTGCGGGTTTCATAGGTTTTACTTCAGGAATTACTTCTTCTTGTTCATCAAACATTCCTGGTTGTTGAATTTCTTCTATTGCTGGTTCTGGAATTGGTTCAACTTTTGGTTGTACAGCACCTTTAGCTACTACTTCTTTTTGAAGTTCTTGAATTGGTTTTTCAATTACAGTTTCAACTGTTTCTTCTGCTTCAGCTGATTCAAATAAATCTTCTTGACCTTTAGACTCTTCATCAGAATCTTCTGAATCTTGTTGAGCAGAAAGAATATCACTCATAAGCTTTGCAACGTCAGGATGGCTTAAAAACTCTTTACAAGAACCTTTAAGTTGAACTTCTGCATTATCAAAATTATTATCTATAAAATATTTTTTAGCTTTTTCATAGCCTTCTTTTGCTTTACCTGTTAATGGTTTTGCTGGCTTTTCAATTTTCTTTTTTATTTCTTTAGGTTCTTCATCCATTTTGGAATCATCAATTGTTAAACCAAGAATTTTGTCTGCTTTTTCAACAGGTTTTGATAATGCTTGAATAAATCCTTCATCAAGTTCATCGGCTGAGCCGGAAATGATTACTGGACCAGCTTCACCTTCACTTCCATCTAACTGACGAAATATTACAGAACAAGTTAATCGGTCATTTTTTAATGAAATAGAAAGATTAATGTTTTTACCTTCAAGGTAATGATTGATTTGTGAAAAGAAATTTGTTTTGCTCATATTATGATTTTAAATTATATAAAAAGTAAAAGACCATAAAGCCCAAAGCTTACAGTCTTTTAAATTCATTAATTGTATTTAAAAATTGTTTTTTTATGTAATTATTATCAGGCAATTTTGATATATAATTTTCAATTGTTTCAATGAAAATAACTGTTTTTTTCATTACATGTATCATTCCAAAAAGTTCATTTTTATCAATATCTGATAATTTTGATTTTTGAATATCACAAAAAACATCATCAATTTCTATTATAGATTTAGTGTTTATAATAGATTTACAAAAATCATCTTTATTCATATTGTTCAGATTGAATAAGTCTTTGTTCAATGAATTTTAATTCATCTATTGCTCCTTGCAAATACATTTGAGAACTCATGTCTGTTTTTATTTTTTCTTCTTTCATTGCCTCTTGATAAATTTCAATTCTATGTTTTATCAACTCTTCTATTGTTTTTGCTTTCATTTCATTTTAGTTTATTAATCCGTTTTAAATTGCCCCCTGACGGTACAGTGCTAACATACGATTTAGAACTTAGTGGTAATGCGTTTCATTAACTTGTTGCCTTCGATTCCTTGTACTTCGGACTGTATGATTTTAAATTATTACCATTTATCTATATTTGTTATACAATATCTGCTTCCAACGTAAGCATTCATCCAGTCACCTTGACTTAGAATAAATTCTTTGTTATTGTTACTACACTCATTTTTAATAACTACACTATAGTTTTGTGCGTTATCTGATTGTATGATGCCACAGTTACATGGTTCATCTTTTTTGCATGAGCTAATTAAAGCTACAATTGAGATTGCTAAAATTGTTTTTTTCATTTTGTTTTGTTTTTATTTGTTTTACTCGTAAGGATTTATTGTTAATTGTTTTTTATTTTCTTTTCGTTTTCTATTCCTTGCTTCTTCAATTAAAATAGTGAAGCCAGTAAGGTAATACCAACTGAAATAAATTCCGAAGGCTATTATTAATCCAATAGGGTCATAAGTTACCATAATTTTAATTTACGCATACAGCATTTACTTTACTATTTTTTTTTCCAAGTTTTTTACATTCATCTATTGATATAAATGTATTATTTTCATATATTCCTTTAGATGGACTATAATGGACTAAATTAAATGCATTACCTTCATCATCTACACTTGTAATAACTTTCATATCCAATATTTCAGGATTTTCTTTTATAAAATTTTCTAAATTTTTGATATACTCTTTTACAGTCATGTTGTTTTATTTAAGGTGTTCCTCCTGGATAAAATTCAGGGTTAGTTAATTGTTCTTTGATTATAGTAGATTTCTTTTGACGTTTGCCATAAGATTTACCACGTAATTCAATAAACTCTTCTTGTAATTTTTGTCTTGTTCTTCGAATTGTTTCTGTTGATGAAAATTCACCATGTTTAAATGCAATTGTAAAATCAGCTAATAAATAACCTTTACCTTTAATAGTAGGTTTTTCTTCAGCCCATACTTTTACAATAAGCGTATTATCGTTATCCCTACATTCAGGGAATTTTTCCATCAACATTTTTACTGTTGAGGTAATGTTTAAATTTATTGCCATAAAAATTACTTCTCTCTATGAAGTGTTACAAATATAAAATTAAATACCATTTCTTTGACAAAAATTGTCATAAAAAGCTTCTTGCTCAGCTTGTGCCATCTTTCCTGCTTCCAGATGACTGTTTTGTTCGTCCTGTTGCCATTTAATTCCTTTAGGGCTGTCCATAGCATAGACTTGTTTTAAAAATGGATCATGTAAACAATTTTCACCTTTAGGTATTGTTTTTCCTGTTTCTGAACATTTACCTTTAAATCGTGCTACAATATAATTCATACTATTATTCTTTTAATTATTGGTTGGGGATGGTCGATTAAAATTGCTTTCACAATTTTTCTTGTTTTAAGATAAAAAATTTTACCATTGTAATTTACAATGTATTGTATAATCATAATAATTAATTTAAGTAAGGGGCAGTAAAGCCCCTATACTGATTATTTAATTTTTTCATTGATAACTTTTATCTTGTTATCGCTGTAACAAAGTAGACATGATAAACATTTACCATAGCAATTCATTATTGTAGTCGATTTTCTCGAATGAACAATGAAAATCTTATCAAAGTAATCGATAATAGCTTTGCTTGGCTCATTATTGCCAACTTTAGTTACCGAGTAAACATACTTGATATTTTTTACTTTTGGAAACTCCATTACTATATCTGCTCTTTTTGTCCACAATCCGAATGTTGTAAATGGATTATGACTAGCTATTAACATAAGATTTAGATAATGAGTTTCATTAATAATTTCTCCAAATGAATTGAATCGTGCATATCTTGCATTTAATACAGGTAATTCGGATGGCATTAATAATTTTTCAGATAATAGTTCTGAGTTTAACAGAAGCTTGTTTTCAAGGTTTGGTCGCATTTTTGAATATCGATTGCTATAGCATTTATTGCAAACAGTATCTTTTATTTTAGATAGCTTTTTACAAAAATCATTCGATAAACTAGAAACATTAATAGAAGGTATTCCCTCCATCTTACCATCACCATTAGTAATGTGTACTTGGCTTAATTCGTTAAGCATTTACTTTTAATAGATTTTTTTAATTAATGTCATAATGTTGCTCTACTTCTTAATTTTTCAGTTATACTGTTATTTCTTTTTAAGTAATCAATAAAATCAACAAATGCACAACGAATGTCAGTTCGATATTTATTTTGCCTCCATGTTTTTCGGTATTCACTTTTAAATTCAGGATGTGCTTCCCAAAACGATTTACGAACTTGCGTTATTGTTTTCATAAAAATTAGTTTTTTAAAAAATCATTAAATCCTACTTCAAATGCAATTGGATCGAATTTACGAATAGCTGTACCATATTGATTTCTCCACATGTGGTAATATCTAATAGTTCCACCAATTATCCATTCCTCTGAACCTTGTTCTGGAGATTCTGAATTTAAATGTTCTTCATATTGTTTTTTTGATTTTTTTATTTTTAAATTATTCATAAATCAATTTTTAATTAAAGTACAATTTTCTTTTATTTCATCCAAAGGAAGTCTTTCACGATTACTCATTGAATAGTAACCTTGTTGTTTGTATCTTTCCATCCACTCTTCAAGAGCTTTCCAAGCTTTTTCAGGTGTTGAATATACTTTATCTCTCTCGATAGGAAATCCATCAGGAGAAAGAATGTTAAAGGATTCCTTCATCTTGGAACGAGTAGTATTTGTTTTCATGTGTTATGATTAAGTGATCTAAAACTGACATATCGAAACATTTACATGCTTCTTGAATCTTTTTTGTTATTACTTTATCAGCTTCAGAAGCATTAAGATTTCCACTTGGATGATTATGACATAAAATAATTCCAGAAGCATTAGAAAGAATAGCAGGTTGCAAAATATGACTTACTTCAACTACTGTACCAGCAATACCTCCTTCAGATAACTTCATACACGAAATAACTTTATTAGCTCTATTTGTATAAGCTACCCAAAAGAATTCTTTATGTTCCATTGTATAATCATCATACAATGTTTTAAAAAGCATGTATGCATCTTGAGAACTTGTAATTTTGTAATTAACTTTTGATTTTTTTTTGTAATGAATTTCTACTTCATTAACTGTTAGTAATTCTTCTGTAGTAAATAGGATTTCTTGAACACTTCTCATATTAATTTGAATTTGAATTATATTGTTCTTCGGTTTCAAATCTATCATGTATATGATAAACTCTTTTGCAACGTGAATCAGAACTGTATGCTAAGTTACCTCCGGCCATTGGTCCAATAAGTCCTTTAGGTTGAATGTATGGCTTTAAAGCCCAGTATTCTTCACCACGTCTTTCTTCATAAAAAATTAAATGGTCTTCCACTTCTTCAAATGTATAATTTCCTTTTGGAGAAGGAATGTAGATTGTTTTAAGTAAATCAGTAATACCTCCGCATGAACCAAGAGGAAAACGATAAACGCTAATTGGTAAAAATTTATCTGTTGGTTTAAATTCCATAATTATAAATTAAATGTAAAGGGCCCGAAAGCCCCAAACATTAATTCTCTAACATTAATGGCATAATCAAAGCATTTTCATTTACACGAATAGCACGACTAGGAGTACTCATACTAAAAGTAATAGTTGATTCATCAATAGTTTTTAATATCGATAACATCATTTTACCATTAAATGCAATTTCAATATCTCCAACTTTTTTATTTGTTTCAATAAATATTTTTAATTCTTTACCAATATCTAAGTCCTCAGCATGTAAAGAAACAACACCTAATTCATCTTTCATTTTAAATGAAATTTTGTTTGTTGTTTTGTTTGCAAAAGGAAGTACATCATTGATACCTTGAATTAAATCGTTCTTATTTATATTTACAATAATAGGACAATTTTCCATCTTTGGAATAACAGCTTCAAAATTTGGATATATACCTTCAGTAGTTCTAATGAATATTTTCTTCCATGGATTTTCAATAGTTATCCAATTAGATTTGCATTGCTTATTCATTATGCTTAGCTTATTTTCATACCATGTTTTTACATCACCATAACATAAAAATGGAATATGTTTTCTGTCAATAATGAAACGCTCATCTTTGATATTGCTTTTTGTTTCAAACCAAGCTAACTTATGAGCATCTGTAGAAACAATTTTTTCACCAAAATAAACACCATTCATTACAGGACGTAAATCATTATTTCCAGCAAACGTCATTAGTTTCTTTGCATTAATAAGGTCTTCTGGCATGATAGCAAAATGCCACTTCTCGGAAAAAAATTCAGGTAATTGAGGAAATTCATCAATTGCACATGATGTAAATATCATTTCTCTTCTATTAGTAATAAGTTTTCCTTTACAAGTTATATTATCAAATTCAACATCAAGAATTGCTTCCAACTTTCCCACAGTT